GTACTTTTGCAAACTCATCGGCACTTGTGTTTACCGTAGTACCATTAACACCTAAAAACCTATTCTCAGCACCATCTAGTTCGTAACGTGCATCGGCTGCTGCTTGGTTGAGTGCATCACCAACGCTAAACGTATTGTATGCAACAACTTCTATCTCATCACCTGCTGCTGCACCTGATGTAAGTGTTACTGCTGATCCGTTGCTTGTGTAGTCTACTGTTTCATCCAAGAGCAAGCCATTCATAAACACTTGTACAAATCCCTGTGTGTGGGATATAGTAAAGGCTGTCTGTCCTGCAGTAGCTGTGAACGTAGTACTGCTGTAATTGCCAGAACCTATGAGGTTAGCTACATCTCTTGCTCTTGTCATGTGTTTCTCCTAACCTATTAATGCAATACTTGCTGATGAATAATTAGAAGTAGTGTTTTGCAGGTAAACATCGAAATCACATCCAAAAACAATATAATCATTTACAGCCATTGGTACTATGCTTGAAAAACTAGCTCCTCTACCACCTTCAGGATAATGTCTTGCATAAAGAGTTCCGTTTTTATACATATAGATTTCGTGGTTTGCGCCAGTTGCTATTATAGTTTGTAACGTAAAAAGATATGTGCCTGTAACAGGTGCAGTATAAACACCGTTACTTGTATTAAAACCAGAAGTACCCTGCCCTCTAGCAAGATTAAAAGGAATAGCGTTAGTTGTTCCTCCTGCTGTAATTCTAGCAGAATACCCATTTTGAGTGCCTACAATATTAAAAGCTGGCTGATTAGGCATTGTCACAGAACCATTTGCGTTAATTACCATGTTTAAGGTATTGTTTGTTGCAAACTGCATAGGCGCATTTTCATACAGCCAGTGATAGACACGGTTGCCAGCCTCCATAGCTACAGCATAACCATCACCGTTAGTAGCTCCACTTTCATTTGTAGTCATTTGAATACGAGCTTGAGAGCTTGCTGTTGCTTTGTGAATTTGTAGATCATGCACAGGCGTTGTAGTTCCTACACCTACTCTATTGTCTGCCACATCAACATGAAACGTGTTAGTATCAACAGTAAGATCACCTGTCATAGTTGTTGTACTGCTATTAGTTACTGTACCACTGTGAGTTACGTTACCACTATGCGTTACAGCACCAGTAAACGTACCACCTGAAGCAGGTACATAATTACTGTCAGGTATGTTAGTCTCAAAGGATACAACATTAACAACGTCATTCAAGTTAGCTGCAGATGCTAGTGTGACTGTACCAGTACCAGTTGTGGTGAAGTCACTGTCATCCATGAGGATACCGTTGACGTATACCTCTATCTGTCCAACAGTAAAAGCTAATACCTTACCGTCATCATCAGCACCAGTAAACGCTGTCTGACCCTGCGTAGCAGTGTAGTCAAACTTAGTTCTGCCAAATGATCTTATGTCTTTAGGTTCAGTGCCGATGTATGACATTGATATTCCTTACTCTGGTTTGGACTCTTCAACTTCAGATGCTTTCTTAACAACCTTTAAGTCAAACGCTTGTGTTACCTGTGCGTCTTCACCAACAGCTAGTGCTACTGAGTTAGCATTGCAGTGTGTTACAAGAGCAGCAATGATCTCATCCTTGGCTATTCTAGCTCTGTTAGTCAAAGCATTGTCTGCCCAGTCCTGTGGAACTGCTGCTGCATATTCTAGACACTTTAGTTCTGTGTCGGTTAGTGTTACTTTAATCTCTGCCATATTATACTCCTAGGGTTTTGTGGGCCAAGTTACATCATCTAATGATGTTGCGCTTTTAGTTATGTCACGCAAGTCAGTTCTGTATTTCTTCTGTGCATCAGTCATGGTTAGGTCACTTGATGCCCACCAGTCTGTCTCTGCTATTCTACGGTTACGTTCCTCACGCAGTAGCTTCATGGGTTCTGCTGCTACAAGGGCATCCTTCTTAGCTTTGACTGCATCCCACGTTGTACCGAAATGTGATGGGTCTGAGCTTTCTATGGCAGAGCCGTTGCTGTCTGCGCCCATAACCTTGCGGAACATAGTCTCGAACTCAACCTGAGTCGTTGGCTCTCCACGTAACACCCATTCGGTTACGCCTAGTTCTGTTAATGCTGTTGCTATATCTGTCATTTGTTTATCCTATGTTACTGGTGGTCCAACCCACTCAAAATAAATAACTGTGTCGTATTCGTTAGACGCACCTCTTATGTTCAAACCTGCAACAGACTGTGTGCCTACTTGAACTTTATCGTTAGCGTGAGTAAAATTAAAATACCTAATTCTATGAGCCGTATGGTAGGTTGTATCATTAGAAACAATTCCAATATGATCATATAAGTCACCACCAACAGCCGAACCGCCATTGGGAGTAAATAATAATCTTAAATCTATCCACCTTGCATTATTGGATGAGTTCATATGTAACTCTAAAGTTACTTTGTAGACACCAGGTTTAGTAGTAGTAAAATTACCACCACTATGACTAAACTGAGTACCTACGTTTGGAAATCCAAAATAAGTAGAGTTCATCTTTGTCCAATTAGACATATAAGTAAAACTACCAGTGCTGACGGCAAAAGTAGCATTATTATAAAAGCCAGTAATATGATTGCTGCTTGGTAAATTTACATGACCACCATTATCTATGGTTAACCCAGTAGTACCGCCAGTATTCTGTATCGTATCAACTTTTAAGATAGAACTCATTGGGCTATCTCCATAGCTGTAATTATAGTTTGCCCAACACTTGCACCAGACGTTGCTCCAGAATCATCGTTTATAGTAAACGTACCAGAGTTTGTAGTCCTAAATGCAATTTGCCATTTGTAAGTGTGGGCTGATGTTGATGATGGACTATCAATATACTCTATAACGTGTGACTGTACATTCCCATTTGATATGGTTGAACCACCCCTATGAGCAATATTGCTAAAATGTTTTAAAACTGTACTGTCTCGTAATATTCTAAAGTCAATACCTAAACCAGACGTTATATTACCGCCATGTAAAACTATTCTAACATATATTTTAGAAGATGTTTTAGTAGGAGTAATAGATACAGTACCACTAATGTCTGTAAATCCAGATGATTGATTGGTTGTTATAACTTGTTTCGTGTGATTATCTGTAGATACAAACTGAACAACATGACCAGGAATATGAACACCATTACCACTAGTCTTTTCGTTTATGGTGTCTACCTTTAGGATGCTCATTGTTTGATCTCCGTCAGTTTTACTGTCCACCTATGATCAGGAGAGTGGGTAGACCCATCGTTAGGAAACCACATACCGTGACCAGCGGGATTAAACTGAAAAGTACAAGTTATAGCGTTAGTGCTACCTCCTACAAACTCACATTGATAAGGTGTGTCCCAAGTAATTCCTCCACCGCCTGTATAATAGCCGTCACCCCATGTAGCAACAGTGTTAGTGTTTCCACCAGAACAAACAATTCTTACCCCAAAGTATGCTCCACCACTACTACGCCAAACGGCTACTGTTGCAAACAATCTAATTATGCTGTTAGAGAATTTTGGTGTTATTGAACCTACAACTACTGAGTTAACCCATGCACTACCAGAAGAAGTAACGTTATTATTACCTTTAGTAAAAGTTTCTTGTACTACTTGTCCGACACCTGGCGTTAACGTTCCTGCACTAACGTCTATAGTCTGACCAGACGGTACAATAATCTTATTGGCATTACCGCCAGAGCTAAGACCTTTTAAGTTTTCTACATGTAAAGTACTCATATGATTGTCAAGTTCCCACTAACTGTAAGCGTCACACCAGATGTCACCGCAAGAGGTCCGTTACAACTAGCATTCTCTGTGCTTGCTATGGTTACGTTATTTGACAGTGTTTGATCATTAGTCTGAAACAATGCCAGTTTAGTCTTATGTTGTTCACTATCAAACAGTGTAGCTCTAATGCTGCTTGCAAATGTACCACCACCTGATAGTGTGGGTGCATCTGCTACGCTGAATATGTTGTGAGATACAATAGTCATCTCATCGTTTAGTGCAGCAGCAGCGCCTAACACAACTGTAGTTCCTGTGGTAGCTGTGTAATCAGCAGGTTGTAATAGTATTCCGTTTTGATATACGTCTAGGTTTCCAATAGAGTATACAGCATTAAATGTGGTTTGTCCAGCAGTAGCTGTATATGTTTGCGCCCTTCTTGTACCTTCGGTTAGAGATTGTCCTATGTATGCCATGTCTGTGTCCTAACTTAGTAACTGCATGCTAAAGTTGCTATATATACCATTAACACCGTACATGTTCAGGTTATCAACATATATGTCAACATAATCATTAGCACTTAGGCTAATTACACCTGCCCAACTAAACTGATGATGAACACTACCACCACTAGAACTATATATATTTTTATAAGCTGGACTTACATTGTTTATTCTAAGTCTAATATACCTATTATCATATGTAGCATCATTGTTAGTCATTAACCAAAAAGTTAGAAGGTACTTTCCTGCTACTGGCACTGTTGCTCTACCATTGGATGAGTTATACATGTTTCCGACATTATAATGAGTGTGATCAAAAACATAAACATTGCCTCCAGTAACATGCCCTGCATCTCTGTATGCAGAAAAACTAGGCTGATTAGGCATTGTCACACGGCCTGAACTGTCTATCTGTAATCTAGTAGTACCACCTGTTAAGGCATGATTTGTGCCAGTGTGTAAGTTGACTGTATCTGCGCCACCTATATACATAGCCTCTGCACCAGACCCATTAGTGTAAGAAGTAATGTAGCCTGTGTCTGTACCAGCAACTTTAAACTGTATTCCACCATATACACCACTATCTACAGTCAGGTTTGTACTTGTAGCAGTATCAACAGTCAACGCACCTGTCATCGTATCGCCAGCGGTATTTACATATCGTGTATCACTTTCAGTCTGATCCTGATATGCTGCGCCTGAAGCTAAATCTTTAGACTTACCCATTAGGTAATCTCCAATATACTCATCATTACATCACAAGAGGAGGCAGCACTTGATGTCACTTTAATCTTATCGTTTGTTTGTAGAACGACTTTTTGATCACCTCCTACGACAACAAG